TAACTTTTGGGGCAGAAAAATACGATGAGCAAAACTGGAGAAAACTAGATAATTTGCAGAATCGTTACACAGGCGGTGCACTTCGGCACATATTTGCACACATGGATAACGAACAAATAGACTTGGATTCTGGGATATCACATCTAGCACACGCCATATGCTGTTTATTATTTAAATTGGAGATTGAATTAGAAAATGCCGAGAGTAAAGAAAAGAGATTACGAAGAGATAACGGATACGAATATTCAAAAAGTTTTAGACTTACTGAATCCAACGGATGGGAAGAAACCAATAACTAAAAAAGAGGCATGTGAGATTTTACGCATCTCATACAATGTGTCTAGGCTTGATAAAATATTTGCAGAATACCTTGACCATAAAGAATATGTTTTAAAACGAAAAAGTATAAATAAAGGTAAAAAAGCTACAGAGGGAGAGATACAAAGCGTAGTCACAGAGTATCTACACGGAGAGAGCATATCAGTAATCGCAAAAGGCTTATACAGGTCTCCCTCGTTCGTAAAAGCTATTATAGAAAGGCTGGGGGTACCCCAACGACCAAGTAGCAGGCAAGAAAGAAAAGATCCTGCATATCTTCCTGACGATTGTGTAGCAGACTCTTTTATGCCAGGACAAGTTGTATGGTCTGCAAAGTACCACAGCCCTGCAGAAATTTTAAACGAAGTATCCATAGACTACCAGGCAGAGATGCCTGGGTATAGTGATGTTAACTATGAAAAGAAATACTCATCAAAGTGCTATACCATATATATTATGAAACCTATGGAGACCTCTAATGATTTTATAGTTCAAACTCCTAACATGGGAGGTTTCAATGCCTACGCACTGGCATGTGAACTCGGAAGTTTAGAACATTTGAAAAATATCGGAATTGATTTACAACGTTTATAAAAAAATATCTTGACATTCTTACTAAATTCTATTATAATATGTTTTTAAGAAATGAGGGAAACCAGAAAATGGGAGACCGATTTTATAGACAACAACTTGAAACTCTGGGTACATGCCCAGGATACTATGGAAAACCAAAAAGGAAAAGACCAATGGCGTGGGATGACGACAAAAAAGCACAGGCAGTATCAATGTATGAAGAAGCTGACCCTACCCCCGAAACTTCAGTAGAAATCGTAAAAGATATTGCTGACGAACTTGGAGAAACCGCAAACGGTGTTCGAATGATTCTTACTAAAGCCGGAGTATATGTAAAAAAGACTCCAGCAACTGGCGCAAGCAAATCTTCTGGCAGCACAGGTGGTAGTACCCGAGTATCAAAAGCAGCAGCTATTGAAACACTCACTCAAGCACTAACAGATGCTGGGCAGGATGTTGACGATGAGATTGTCGGCAAGCTGACAGGTAAAGCTGCAATGTACTTTGCAGGTGTTATTGCGGCTGTAAACAACTAAAAATTTTTCTCCTAAGCAGTATGAAGCCCCGCTCTTCGGAGCGGGTAGCTTCTATTCCTATATCAGTACAGCAAAAGATTTTGCTAACCTGCTTTATAGGAGCAACCTGTGAAAAAAGAAGAACTCACACAACTAATGGATCTGTATGGCGATGCTGTAATTAGCTATAGAAGCCAGAACTCTAATAAATTAAAGTATAATGTTTGTACTTTAGATTTTAGCACTGGCTATATCCAAGACAAGAAAAATAGAGCTAAAGAAGACGACGACACATTATTAATGTTTTGTTGGGATACTGATTCTTTTCGGCTGATGAAACCGAAAAATATTACCAGTGTTGTTCCGCTAGCCTCGATACTTAAAAACTCGAGAGGTTAGATATGGAATTATTCGAAGAGCCTAGTATTTACGAGAGAATAATACACACAGATGAAGTCAAAAACGAACAGGTCCGACTTACTGTTAGCACTTTTCGTGGTGTTGAGTATATTAGTGTCCGAAAGTTTTATCTGGATTTCCATGAAGAATGGAAACCTACCAGAAATGGTGTTACAATGCCGATCGACTTCGACAATTCCCGAGAGTTATTTATTGGGCTCACCGAAATTTTGTCCCTGGCAGAGTCCAGAGACGTTATAGAGGAGCATTTTAAAGATTTACTTGTAGATCTTTATTCAAAATAATTTCATAACGGAACTGTAAAAAATTCTTGACTTTATTAACTTTTTCCAGTATAATATATGTTCAATTTAGGGAAATACAGACTTGAAAGATTTTTTAGAAAAAGCAGCAGACGCATACTATAATGGTGTGCCACTGTTGTCTGACTCAGAGTTTGACTCTCTGGCGGCTAAATATAATTATAATTCAGTAGGCCATGTCGTTACTGACGGCATTCCACACCTTTATAAAATGTTTTCGCTAGAAAAAGAAATCTATAAAGACACTAGCTGTCTTGATGCCCGAATCTCCTCGTTGAGGAACGAAGGCAGGGTCTGTACTCCAAAATTAGACGGTGCTGCCGTATCTCTAGTTTATGTCAAAGGGCATTTTGCTCTAGGCTTAACTAGAGGAGATGGTAATCTAGGACGGGATATTACTGACAAACTCAGTACTATCGTTCCGGCTTCTATTGACCATCAGGGTACAGTACAAATTACAGGGGAAGTAGTATGCCCCCTGAGTGTTCCTAACGCTCGAAATGCTGCAGCGGGTGCTCTAAACTTAAAAAGTTTAGAAGAATTTGCTGAGCGTCCAATACAGTTTGTTGCATACGATGCACAGGCTAGTAGAGGACATATCCTTGAAATAGAGCAGTACACTGAGCTTATGGAGTTTCTACAGCATCAAGGATTTGATGTAGTTACATGTTTCGATGAAACAAACTACCCTACGGATGGTGTAGTTTGTAGAGTTGAATCCATAAGCAAATACTATAGCTTAGGTTTTACGTCTCATCACCCTCGAGGTGTAGTCGCGCTTAAGCAAGAAAAAGAAGGTGTAGTAACAACTTTAGAAGATGTAGTTTGGCAAGTAGGTAAATCAGGTGCAGTAAGTCCTGTAGGAATATTGACACCTGTATTTATTGGAGATGCGAAAGTTTCTCGTGCTACTCTGCATAACATAGAGTATATACACCAGCTAAACTTAGAAATTGGCTGTGCTGTCGAAGTAATAAGAAGCGGGGAAATTATACCTCGTATTTTACGACGGGTAGACCCATAAGGTCACCTGAAGAAAAATATTACTTGACACTCAGCTAATTTTTATATTATAATAATCTTTCACTTTTTAGGAATACTATACTTATCATTATGACTACTATACAAGCCCCAAAAACTTGTCCTAGTTGCTCTAGCCCTCTAACATGGGTTAATAATGTTTTGTATTGTAGGAATAATATGTGTGATGCCAGAACAGGAAAAAAGATAGAGCACTTTGCTAAGGCCCTTAAAATAAAAGGACTTGGCCCTGCAGCTATCAAAAAACTAGACATACAAGACTTTGATGAAATCTATTCTATGACAGAAGAGGATATCGCTGTTCGCCTAGACTCAGAAAAGCTAGCTTCTAAATTATACGCAGAGATTCAGAACTCTCGTTCTGCCCCTCTTGACTTAGTCCTTCCTGCTTTTGGAATCCCCCTAATAGGGAATACGGCAACTAAAAAGCTGTCTGCTATTGTATCAACTATGTTCGAGATTAATAGAGACGCTTGTACGCTTGCAGGGCTAGGCCCTAAAGCTACAGAGAGCCTGTGTAACTGGCTAGACTCGGAGTATTACTGCTTCTATGACGGCCTTCTGCCTTTTTCTTTCAAATTTTCTGAACAAGAAAAAGTAACTCTAGAAAAGGGTGTTGTTTGTATCAGTGGTAAGCTGAAGAGTTTCAGAACCAAAGCTGAAGCAACAACAGCATTGAATAGTGCAGGTTACGAGGTAAAAAGTAGCCTTACTAAGCAAGTAACGATTCTATTAAACGAAAGTGCGGTAGAGTCCAGTAAAACTAAACAAGCCAGAGACTCTGGCATTAAAATTTCAACAAACATTTATGAATTATTGGAGATATAATGGCACTTCCTAAGTGGACAGATGAGCGAACCGCTCAATTAACAGCTTTCGTTGGTGACGAAAGTCCTATTTCTCAAGGTACAGTTGCAGAAGCAGCTTCTACTCTTGAAACAACTCCTCGTTCCGTTTCTAGCAAATTGCGTAAAATGGGATTCGAAGTAGAATTGGCATCAGTAGCCGCAGGTAAGTCTTTCTCAGATGAGCAAGAAGCAACTTTGCGTGCTTTTGTAACAGAAAACAGCGGTGAATATAACTACGCACAAATTGCTGAGCATTTTGAAGGCGGTAAGTTCTCTGCTAAGTCTATCCAAGGCAAAATCTTGTCTATGGAATTGACTTCTCATGTTGCAGCTATGCCTAAAGTAGAGCCTGTACGAACGTACAGTGCAGACGAAGAAGCTACGTTTATCGCAATGGTAAACAAGGGCTCTTTCGTAGAGGATATCGCAGAAGCCTTGGGTCGAGAAATCAACTCAGTACGTGGTAAAGCTCTTAGCTTGCTCCGTTCAGGCGACATTGACGCTATCCCCCGCCAGCAGAACACCAAAGGTGCAGCAACTGCAGATCCTTTTGCCTCTCTTGGCAACCTAGCCGAGATGACTGTAGAAGAGATTGCAGAGGCGATTGGCAAAACTCCCCGTGGAGTAAAAACTATGCTGACTCGTCGTGGCCTCACAGCCTCTGACTATGATGGCGAAGCTCGGGCACAAAAAGCCGCAGCTAGCTAATAGCATATACATAATATTATGTAAAAACCAGAACAGCTACGGGGTCTCTCGTAGCTGTTTCTTTAATGTTCGGGGGAACGATAGTTGAATATAGCAAGTGCTTTAATTAAAAAGACGATTGAGGAGGCAGACCTCGAAACTTGGTCGTATGTTAAAAAAGAGTACCTCCCTTCCGAGTACCATAAAGTATTTGACTATATTGATAATTATTTTGATAACTACTCCCGATTACCTACCTTTGAGGACTTAACCCTTTCACTACGGCACGCTCAGACAAAAGAAAAGGTACTAGCAATACAATCTCTTGAAGTAGAGGCAGATGCTTTTACTTTATTGCAGTATTTAAAAAATGAGTTTACACAAAAAGAAATATTTAACTCGTTAGATACTTATATTGATAGTACAGTTTTATTTGCAGAAGCCGAAGAATCAGTACAAGCACTACATCAGATCGTGCTAGATATTCAGGATAAGGTAGACTTAGAAGTCCCATCCGAAAGTATGCAAAGAATATCTCTGTTCGACTCTGAAGACGATTTAGATAAGTACCTGCCCCTCGGTCTCAACTCAGACTATGATCAAAGCATTTCGTTTTCCCCCCGAGACCTGGTGCTTGTTGGTGGTAGACGAGGGGCGGGGAAATCTATTGCTTGTGCCAACGTTGCAGCGGCTTCGTACTTAGCAGGTAAGTCTTCTCTCTACTTTACAATCGAGATGAGTAGTAGAGAAATTCTGCAAAGAATATGTTCAATCTCAACGGGTGTGCCTGCCAATAGAATTAAAAACAAAAATTTAAGTATCACAGAATGGGAGAAGATAGCTTCTTGGTGGGCTGCACGATTTACTAAAGGCCAGGAGCGTTTGGATGAGTATAGAGAACACCGAGATTTTGACAGGTTTCACCAAAAACTTAGTCTTGGAGATCTTACCCCTGAACAACAGGTAGACGTAATATATGACCCTTCACTTACTATAGGAAAGATAAGAGCAGAGTTAGATAAAAAAGTATCTATACTTAAGCCTTCAGTAATTATTGTAGACTATATTAACCAGGTAAAAAGATCAAATATACCTAGTAGGTTTGGTGGCCAGTATGATTGGACTGAACAAATAGAAGTAAGTAAAGCATTAAAATCTATGGCCCAAGAGTACGAGGTGTGTGTATTTAGTCCATATCAAACCGATGCTACAGGAGAGGCAAGATTTGCTAAAGGTATTCTGGATGCCGCAGATGCTGCATACTCTTTAGAAGCCTGGAGTGAGGAGGATAACTGCATAAGTTTTAATTGTGTAAAAATGAGATCAGCTCCAATGCACAGCTTTACTTCAACCATGAATTGGGATACCCTAAAGATAGGTCCTGATAGTACACTAACACCTAAAGAGCGGGAGGACTCCTCAGAGAAAACAGGAGAAGAAATTAATGACAACATCGGGTAAAATTTCTCTTGACTATTTAGTTGTTTTCTTGTATAATATACTCTTAATTAGCGAGGATAACACATGATAGTATCAGGGTCAATTAATTATACCTATACAGGTAGAAAGCGTAATACACGTAAAGTTAATAAAGTAACTAAAACAAAGAGACCTTTCAAAGAAATGAAAGAACCACTGTTTACTAATAGTCGCATAGACGAAGTGAATAAGTACCCAAGCGCTCCGATGACTCCTTACAGGCCCGCAAAGGATACTTCATATAAGACACAACATAAGTTTACCGTAGCTCCTGCCTATAATAAAGGAGCTTACATGGTTATACCAAGAAGCGAAGTAGAGGACATAGGACGATGATTAAACAGGACGATGCTAGAAGTAAAATTGAAGAGCACTTTATTGTTTTAGAGGCCGCTGTAGATGTTGGTGACTTTGAGTGGATGCAAACTGGCATGGCTAGGCTTTCTAAATACTACTCCTTTTTTACAGAGGAGGAGATAAGTAAGTTTGAAGAATATGAGCTAATCATAGAAACGGGCAGCCTCTCCGAAGAGTATGATAACTATTATGAGCCCACTGAATATGACGAGTGGCAAGACTATGATCCGGACTGTTAATGAACGTAGAAGATCTTTTAAGAAGTAAAGAAATTGCCTTCATACCTAAAGGTGGAGACTTTCTAGTAAGCTGTTTAAACCCTGCGCACCCAGACAAAAACCCTAGTATGAGAATAGACCAGATAACTGGTATATTCAATTGTTTTTCGTGTGAGTATAAGGGCAATTTGTTTACTCTTTACGGCGAACGACAGAATCAAATGCAGGTTCGAAGAGAGATGTTAAAGAAGAAAATACAAGAAGTACGAGCAGAGAATATAGGATTAGCCTTTCCTAAAAATTCTATGCCGTATGTAGGTAACTGGAGAGATATAAAACCAGAAACCTATAGAAAGTTTGAGGCGTTTCAGCAGCAATCTTTAAAAGAGTATCAAAACAGAATTGTGTTCCCTATCCGCGATAGAACACTAAAAATAGTAGCATTTGTAGGACGACATACCACAATGGGAACTCCCAAATATTTAAATAGTCCTGCCGGAGTAAAAATGCCATTGTTTCCCGTAGTTAAACCTAACTTAGGGTCTGTTATATTAGTGGAAGGTATATTTGATATGCTTAATCTACATGACAAAGGCCTAGAGAACGCTATCTGCTGTTTCGGTGTAAAAAACGTTACAGAGGACAGACTAGCAATTCTAGGTATGCAAGGAGTAAGTAATATTGATATATTTTTTGATAATGATGAGGCGGGTCAAGCCCAAGCCTCCCGTGTGGAGGGGTTATGTGAGAAAGTTGGTCTCACTTCCAGAGTTATTAAGTACGGTAATAAAAACGTAGATCCTGGAGCCCTTAAATATTCTCAAGTAAATGATCTAAGGATTAAATTATATGCCTAAAGTTGCATTAGTAGAAACTAAACCGAGTCGTTCAAATTTTAAAGAATTGTTCGACGGCTCTTTTGCGTTTGATACATATCATTTGTGCTCAGACGCGAGCGTTAAAAAAGTCCTGAAAAGAGACTGCGATATTGATATTGATACAGACCAATATGATTGGGTTATTTTAGTGGGTAGCGATGCACTAAAATACTTTACAAAAATTAATTCTGTTACAGAGTACTCAGGTAAAAAAGTAGAAGGAAAGTTCCTTCCTGTAATCAATCCTGGTATGCTTAAGTTTAAGCCCGAGGCTAAAAAGACCTGGGAATCCTCTAAGGATAATATTATTAAGTATATTAGTGGAGAACTAGAGGACACTGTAATAGATGATAATATTGCTCGGGGCATACAAGATACTGACGAAGCTAAAGCATGGGTTAGGCAGGCAGCACAGCATCCTGTAATTGCTTTAGATTCCGAAACAACGGGACTATACCCGCGCGATGGTCACGTGCTAGGAATCTCCATGTCATATAATGGGGACGACGGTGTATACATAGATACTGAATGTTTTGATGATGAGTTAGAATCTATGCTTGCTGACTTGTTTAAGTCTAGCAAAGTTGTTTTTCATAATGCAAAGTTTGATATAGCTTTCTTTGAGTATCATTTTGGGTGGGTTTTTCCAGATTTTGAAGATACTATGTTGCTTCATTATTTAATAGATGAGAATCCTGGAGGCCATGGACTAAAGCCCCTTTCTTTAAAGTATACAATCTACGGAGACTATGAGAAGCCGATGTATGATTGGATGGATCAGTATAGAAAAGAGCATGGAATATTAAAGGGCGATTTTCAATGGAGCTCTATTCCGTTTGATATAATGAAAACATATGCAGCAATGGATGCTGTGTGTACGTTTACTTTATACCAAAAATTTAAAAAAATTAAAGAAAACCATAAGCTACTATCTGTGTATGATAATATTCTTATACCAGGAACTAGGTTTCTAATTGATGTCCAAAACAATGGTGTTCCTTTCGACGCTAAAAGGCTACGTATCGCCCAGGAGCTCATGCAAGATGACATAGATAGCGCGGTAGAGGAGCTATATAAAGTAAACGCCATTAAGTTATTTGAGAAGGCTCAAGGAAAGGAGTTTAATCCAAATAGTACAGTACAACTACGATCCTTGCTATATGATTATATAGGTCTGCAACCAGTAATGAAAAAAACGGGGACAGGCGCTTGGTCAACAGACGCTGAAGTTCTACAAATACTAGGACAAGAACATGAAGTACCTAACCACATTCTTAATATACGGCAAAAGTCTAAGATTAAAAATACATATTTGGATAAAATTATTCCTCAGCTGGATCGTGACTCACATCTCAGAACCGGTTTTAATTTGCATTCTACTACTAGTGGCCGTCTTAGCAGTTCAGGCAAGCTAAACATGCAGCAACTGCCAAGAGATAACCCTATTGTAAAGGGTTGTATTAAGGCAAGTGAGGGTAATAAAATAGTTGCTATGGATTTAACAACTGCTGAAGTTTATGTTGCAGCAATTCTGGCAAAAGACACGGCTTTAATGGACGTATTTAAAAGTGGAGGAAATTTTCACTCTAGTATTGCAAAAACAGTTTTTAAGCTAACTTGTCCTGTAGAGGATATAGCAGACATGTATACTACTCAGAGGCAGGCTGCTAAAGCTGTTACTTTTGGTATTATGTATGGTGCTGGCCCTAAAAAGATAAGTGAGCAAGTTACCAAAGATTCAGGAACCGTATTTACAGTTGGAGAAGCAAAGGATGTAATTGAAGATTATTTTAAAACTTTTCATAAATTGGATAAATGGATCAAAGAAAACCAAAAGTTTATTCAAGCTAATGGTTTTATATACAGTTTCTTTGGTAGAAAGAGGAGATTACCAAATGTACAATCGGCGGATCCACAAATCCAAAGTCATTCGATTAGGAGTGGTCTTAATTTTTTGGTCCAGTCTGCTGCTTCTGATATTAACTTATTGGGCGCTATAGATATGAATCAACATATTAAAACCCATTCTATGAAAGCTAAAATATTTGCGCTTGTACATGACTCTATCTTAGCAGAGGTTGCAGACGAAGATGTTGACAACTATGTCAGCTCTCTTCGTAAGTACATTCAAATGGATAGAGGCTTGAGTATACCTGGAGCACCTGTTGGGTGTGATTTTGAAATAGGCGAGGACTATTCAATGGGTAAATTTAAGAAAATATATGGTAATTACATATAAAACGATAAAAAATATTACTTTTCCTATATATAGATTAAGATCTGATAATTGGAGCTATACGGATGGTTTATTATTTCTAGATAATGAAATAATAGACGATCGGAATATGCCAGGAAACACTCTTGGCCTACGGAGAGTTCAAACATCAGATCCTAGACTAGGAAAACTAAATAAACAGATAATTTCCGTACAAGGATTACTGAAGCAGGCTACACCGTATTTTATAGATAGCAAGGGCATCCCTTTTATCTATCAAAAAACGCAAATGTGTACTTTAAAATACAAACATATTAACAAAGTACATAAAGCAGAGGGTAGTTCTTTTATTATATGCAAAAAAATACCTCCTTTTAGAGTACCGAGGCCTCCTGAAACGGGCCAACGATACGCAGGGATTTTGTATTTAAAAGAATGGCCTTATATGCTCTACGAGTATTCTGAAGGACCGAAAAAAGATACGCGCAGAAAGGTATAATAAATTGGTATCCAAAATAAATAATGTAAAAGGCCAAAATAGAGGCGCTAGACGCCACAAGCCTAAAACCTTAAATGCTATTAATTTAAAATTAAAAACAGTAGAACCTCTAACAAGAAACCAAGTACTCGCATTTGAGAGCGAAAAAAACTTAATCTTACATGGAGTCGCTGGAACGGGTAAAACTTATATATCCTCATATCTGGCATTTGACGATATATTCAAGGGGTTGTATGAAAAACTAGTGATAGTTAGAAGTGCAGTATCTACTAGGGATATAGGCTTTTTACCAGGTACAGAAAAAGATAAGGCTTCCGTATATGAGGAGCCATATAAGGATATATGTATAGATCTGTTTGAGAGGGGCGATGCATACGAAGTTTTAAAAAGTAAGTACGTAGTTCATTTTATGACAACCTCTTTTGTGCGTGGCATTACACTAAGAAATGCTACAATTCTTATAGATGAGTGTCAAAATATGTCTTTTCACGAGCTAGACTCAATTATTACTCGAATAGGAGAGAATTGCAGAGTAATATTATGTGGAGACTTTCGACAGTCTGATTTACGTCAGAGCGGCTTAAGAGACTTTATACGAATACTTAAAGCTATGGAATGTTTCGATTTTATAGATTTTGAAATAAAAGATATAGTTAGAAGTGACTTCGTAAAAGAATATATAACTTCAAAAGAAACCTTGGGACTTTAATTATGAAAGCAGTACTAGGCAATAGAATTTTTCTCTCAGTAGATGGGAGATACAAAGAGTGGCTCAATAAACAGCTAACGTATGTTGTGCCTGCTCCTATGCCTACAGACCCTCCCATTGTAATTAAAAATATGAGCAGAGTTAGTTCTGAGTTAGTATCTATTCCTTCTGGCAGAGAGGATCTAATCCCTAAAACCCATGAAATAGTAGATAGAAGGGTGTATAAACCAGTAGAATTTCCTGAGTTTCGTTTCTCACTGAGAAAAAGCCAGCAGGATGTTTATGATGAAATTGACGATAGTTCAATTATTAATGCTTGGGTAAGCTGGGGTAAGACATTTACCGCGCTCGCTATAGCAGGAAAGCTAAAACAAAAAACTCTTATTGTAGTTCATACTGTACCGTTAAGGACTCAATGGGCTAAAGAGGTTGAGAAAGTATTTGGAATAATTCCAGGAATTATAGGTAGTGGTAATTTTGAAATAGGAGATCTAATTACAATAGGCAATACTCAAAGTCTGTATAGAAAACTGCCAGAAATCTCTAAAGAGTTTGGCTGTATTATACTAGACGAGATGCACCATGTGTCCTCTCCTACTTTTGCTAAAATTATAGATGCTAACCACGCAAGGTATAAAATAGGCCTATCAGGAACTATTGAAAGAAAAGACGGTAAGCATATAGTTTTCAAAGATTACTTTGGATCAAAAGTATTTAAACCACCCAAAGAAAACTTTATGCAACCAGAAATACATATATTTAGGTCTCAAACGCGTTTTATGGACGGAGCTAACATACCCTGGGCTAATAGAGTAAACAATCTAACTAATAATGAAGAGTACAGACACTCGGTAGCCCTGTTAGCTTCTAGTTACGCAGCCCGAGGGCACAAAGTGCTGGTAGTAAGCGACCGCGTGAGCTTTTTAAAAGCTTGCGCCGAACTGGTTGGGGATAATGCTGCTTGTGTTACGGGTGAGGTAGCACAAGATCAAAGAGAAACAATCATGTCTCAGGTGGAGGCTGGTCGGTTTAATGTATTATTTGGTACACAAGCTATTTTCTCTGAAGGTATCTCACTAAACTGCTTAAGTTGCCTAATTTTAGGTACTCCTATAAATAATGAGCCTTTATTGACCCAGTTAATAGGACGAGTAGTTAGAAAAGAGGAAGGTAAATTAACCCCCGTAATTTTAGATATACACTTGGTAGGAAAAACTGCGTCGAACCAAGCATCACAGAGAATGGGACACTACATAAAACAAGGCTACAATATTAAACAGCTTTAAAAAAATATTGCTTGACAATATGGTAAACTTTTGGTATAATATATGTTACTTTATGACTTTGAAAAGATAATAGAAACGTGCAATAAAAACGTCAATGATGTATTCGACGTGTTAGATATGTTAACGCATAAGACTATACCTAACAATAAATTTGACAGGCTCTACAAATGGGCAAATATAAATTTTAAGGGTCAGTCTTTTATGTTGCACCCTGAAGTAGTATTTTATAATAGTTATAAGTATACAAAAAAAGAAGTCGTACAGTATTTTGGAATAGCCGCTTTTAGGCTTACTTCATTATACATAGCGCAACAAACCGTTACTATTAAAGCAGTAAATCTGCCTCTTGATAGGAATTTATATATAGAAAACAGACTACTTAGTATAGACGATCGTGGCATAGTTCACTTTAAATACGAAGAAGTTACAAAAAAGGAGATACACTAACATGGCAATTTCATTTAACAAGCAAAAAGGTTCCGCACAAAAATCATCAATTTCAAGCTACCAGTATGTAGAAGGGGATAATAAACTACGTTTAGTAGGAGATATTCTCGCTAGATACGTGTATTGGGTAAAAGGTGAAAACGATAAAGATATTCCTCTGGAGTGTCTGTCATTTGACCGTAACGCAGAAGCTTTTAACAACAAAGAAAAAGATTGGGTTAAAGACTTTTATCCTGACTTAAAGTGCGGCTGGAGCTATGCTACTCAGTGCTTGGTCAATGGAGAATTAAAAGTAATTAATCTCAAGAAGAAGCTGTGGGAACAAATTATCACTGTAGCAGAAGACTTAGGCGATCCTACTGATTTTGAAGATGGTTGGGACATTTGCTTTAAGCGAGTAAAAACAGGCCCCATGCCCTACAATGTAGAGTATCAGTTGCAGCAGATTAAGTGCCAACAAGCTAAGCGCCCCCTAGATGATACTGAAAAATCTTTAGTAGCAAATCTTAAGTCAATGGATGATGTTATGCCCCGTCCTACTCCAGATGCGCAGAAAGAGCTTTTAGACAGAATTAATAATTCTCGATCAGATACGGGTATAGATGAAAGCATTGAAGACGAGTTTAAAATTGCATGATACTGTTTACAGCAGACTGGCATATAAAATTAGGGCAGAAAAATGTACCTAAAGATTGGGCTTTAAATAGATATAAACTATTTTTCAGTCAAATCTACTCGCTAGAGCTGGAATGTAACATGCACATTATTGGGGGCGATCTATTTGATCGTCTTCCCAATATGGAAGAACTACAGTTATACTTCAGTTTCATAAAAAATGTAAAAATACCAACAATAATATATGATGGTAACCACGAAGCTACGAAGAAAAATACTACATTTTTCTCGCAGCTTAAACAAGTATCAAGAGATGTAAACCCATTAGTACAAATAGTAGATATTGCCTATTTTGATGAAAGCCTAGGTTTTAGTATTCTGCCATATGCAGACTTACATAGACCTGGTAGCATAGAGAGGCTTAATTCAAGATTTCCATTATTTACTCACGTTCGCGGTGAAATACCTCCCCATGTTAAGCCAGAGGTGGACTTACAGAGGTTAGAGGATTTTCCTGTTGTATTTGCGGGAGACCTACACGCTCATAGTAATACTCAGAAAAATATAGTATACCCAGGTAGTCCAATGACTACATCTTTTCATAGAAATAAAGTATCAACGGGTTATATTGTTATTAATGAGAGTGACTGGAGCTGGAGGTGGGATCCCTTTGATCTTCCTCAGTTGCTTAGAAAAACAGTTTTAACTGAAGAAGAGATGATTTCCTCTGAGTATGACCATACAATTTATGAGATAGAGGGAGACATACAACAACTTGCAGACATAAAAAACTCAGAACTTTTAGACAAAAAAATTGTTAAAAGAAATTCTGAGGCAGCACTTATAATGGATAAAGATATGTCTATTTCAGAAGAACTTATGGAGTATCTACTCTATATACTAGAAATAGATCAATCAAACGTATCAAATATAGTAGGATTATTTAATGATTACGCTGCAAAAGTTGAAGTGGAGTAACTGTTTTAGTTACGGAAAAGACAATGAGCTAATTCTAACAGAGAGTCCAGTTACTCAAATAGTTGGAACTAATGGTATGGGCAAATCGTCCATACCATTAATTATTGAAGAAGCTCTTTATAATAAAAACTCTAAAGGCATTAAAAAAGCTGATATACCTAATAGATATACCAATAGTGGATATTCTATAGAACTAGATTTTAGTAAAGACGGTACACAATACAAGGTATGTGTAGACAGAAAAACTTCTATTAAAATTGTTCTTACAAAAAACGGAGAAGATATTAGTAGTCATACAGCTACTAATACTTACAAAACTCTTCAGGGAATCCTTGGAGTAGATTTTAAGACTTTCTCTCAGCTAGTGTATCAAAATACTAATGCAAGTTTACAGTTTCTTACTGCGACAGATACCAATAGGAAGAAGTTTCTTATTGACTTGTTGCACCTAGAAATTTATGTTAATTATTTTGATATTTTTAAAGAGGCTTGTCGTGAATGTGTAGCTAATTTGACTACAATTGAAGCTAAAGTAGCTACAATTGAAAAGTGGTTATCAAACAATAAATTGGAGGATACTACCCTACTTCCAATGTTAGATTTACAAATTTCTACGGAAGATGACGAAAAGGAGTTACGCTTTCTTACGAAAGAAATAGAAAATATTTCCGAAAATAATAATAAAATTTTAAAGAATATTCAATATAAAGAACTGCTCAGTAAGATAAATATAGTTGAGGTACAAAAGATAGAGGCAAAGGAGACGCTGTCTTATGATAGTTTACAGGAGTCTATGGGGACTATTTCCGGTAAACTCCAGGCTTCTAAAAAGTTATTGCAAAAAATGCAGTCTCTCGGCAATAATTGTCCTACATGTGAGCAAGAGATAGACGCAGAATTTAAAGCACATATAATACATGGCGAAGAGCGTCTAGTGGAGATTTTAAATGAAGAAGCTACAAACATTGAAACAAAAATTGAAGATGTTAAAAGAAACAATAGAGACTTCTCTAGGAAAGCTAAAATTCAAAGAGAGTGGGAAGAAATTTATCGTTCAATCGATAAAGATTTACCAACATCTATTGTGGATGGCAAAGAGCTTGAAGATCGCATCAACAGCGTTCGCGGACGCTTGGGAGCAGCAAGAACTGAGCTGGAAAAAACAGCAAGAGAAAATGAAAGAAGAACTCGCCAAAACACTAAAATAGAAGTTATACTAGAGCAGACTCAGGAAATGCAAGCTGAGTTAACTGAGTTAAAAACTAATTTAAAGACTCAAGTAGAAGTTTCTTCTAATCTAGAAGTATTGAAAAAAGCTTTTAGCACTAATGGCCTAGTAGCTTATAAGATAGAAAATTTAGTAAAAGAACTTGAAGACTTGACTAATATGTATTTGGCGGAACTTTCTGACGGTAAGTTTACCTTAGAGTTTGTAGTACAAAACGATAAGTTAAATGTAGAAGTGACGGATAATGGCAATGTAGTTGATATACAAGCACTTTCGTCAGGAGAGCTGGCTAGGGTAAACACAGCCACTCTAATAGCCATAAGAAAGTTAATGAGTAGTATATCAAAATCAAGAATAAATATACTATTCTTGGATGAAGTCATAAATGTATTAGATGAAACAGGTAGAGAAAAGTTGGTAGAAGTGCTTCTTGAAGAACCATTAAATACTTATATAGTAAGCCATGGGTGGACTCACCCATTACTAGAAAAAGTAGAAGTAGTAAAAGATAATAATATCAGTAGATTGGAGAAATAAAATGCACCAAGAAGTTATATTGGACGCTCTATCTCATAAATTTGAAGGAGAGATAGCGTACCATAAAGCAAATATTTTAGTATACTTAAATAATCCTGTAGGGATTGGGGAGCACCCAGATGTGTTGGGAGCTATAGAGACTGAAATACAAAAAATGGCAGAGTGCCAAGAAAAGCTAGAAGTTGTAAATCAGTTTTATGAAATGATGTTAACATAATGGTAGATAGCAGGGCTAAAGGTGCAAGAGGAGAGTACCTCGTTAGAGATATGCTGAGGGAATGTACCGATCTTAAATTTGAGAGAGTACCAAACTCAGGCGCTTTGGAGTACTTAAAGGGGGATCTATATATACCCCACGAAAAGAATAGATTCTGTATAGAAGTAAAAAACTATGCAGAATCCCCTCTTACTGATAAGGTTTTTACTGCAAGAAAAACAAACAATCTTGTTAGATGGTGGGTAAAACTTTTACAACAAGCTGCGGGAGGTGATCAAGAACCTCTGTTGTTTTTCAAGTATAATAGATCCCCTGTGTTTGTAGTAACCGCAGAAAAGCCTGTAAATACTATCGATTATATGTATATTAATTTTTTGGGTTGCTATATACTATTAGCCGATGAGTGGTTAGAAAAAGAAGAAATAAGGTTTATATAATGGCATTTAATTTTAAAGATACTGTAGAAAAACCTGCAGCGGGGTCAACACTAGTAGTTGACTCTTTAAATTTAGCCTTTAGATGGAAACATCAAGGTCGATCTGATTTTAGATATGATTATGTTCAGACTGTAGAAAGTCTAGCAAAGTCTTATAAATGTGCAGATATTATTATAACTGCGGATTGGGGTTCTTCATCTTATAGAAAGATGATCTTGCCCGAGTATAAGATGAACAGAAAAGAAAAATTTGCAGATCAAACAGAAGCAGAGAAACTTGCTTTTGAGGAGTTTTTTGAGGAGTATGAAGCAACTCTTGAAACTTTAAGTGAAAAATACCCTATTTTACGCTATGAGGGAGTCGAAGCAGATGATATAGCAGCTCACTTAGTAAAAAATAAAGATAAATACAATTTAGATAACATCTGGCTAGTCTCTAGCGACAGGGATTGGGACCTTCTTATAGGCAGTAATGTATCTAGATTTTCATATGTTACCAGAAAAGAAGTAACATTAGATAACTGGGGGGAGCATTATGATTGTAAACCTGAGGAATATATTTCTTTAAAGTGTTTAACTGGGGATAAAGGTGACAATGTACCAGGAATTCCTGGTATTGGCCCAAAAAGAGGGATAGGACTTATAGAAGAGTTTGGAAGTGCTTTAAATATTTATGACGCGTGCCCCATTCCGGGTAGCTATAAATATATTCAGTCACTTAATGAAAATTATGAACAAATTTTACTAAATTATGAACTAATGGACTTATTAACATATTGTGATGATGCTATTGGAACAGACAATTTAAGGGATATTGGAAGGAGAGTAGCAGTCAATGCCTAAGTACAATATAAATATTAACTATAAAAGAGACAACTATCTATCCGAGTTTAGTTTAAAAACACTAGAAGATAGATATATGATTGAGGGCGAGACTTCTCCACAAGATTCTTTCGCCAGAGCTGCTTGTGCTTTTGCTGACGATAAGGAGCACGCACAGAGATTATATGACTACGCTAGTAAGCTGTGGTTTATGTTCTCTACTCCGCTTCTATCTAATGGAGGTACAAAGAGAGGGCTACCAATTAGTTGTTTTTTAAATTATGTGGATGATAGTAGGGAAGGTATAACAGACCATTATACTGAAAATGCTTTCTTATCGTCAGTCGGTGGCGGGGTCGGAGGTTGTTGGACCGGGGTTCGGAGTGTCGGCTCGAAAACGAGCAATGGCTCCGAAAGTACGGGTGTAATTCCTTTTCTAAAAGTTGTTGATGCTGAGATGCTTGCTTTCTCTCAGGGCGTAACACGTCGTGGAAGCTATGCAGCATACCTTGATATTTCTCACCCTGAAGTAGAAGAATTTTTGGATGTTCGTAAACCTACGGGTGGAGACATTAATCGTAAATCTACCAATCTTCATCATGGTATTATGGTTGGGGATGATTTTATGCAACTCATCGAAGGTGCTACACGGGAGCCTGGGTTTGATGACTCATGGCCCCTAATTGATCCACACTCAGGAGAAGTTAAGAAAGTTGTATCTGCAAAAACACTGTGGGTAAAATTAATTCAAAATCGCGTAGAGACAGGAGAGCCCTATATTGTGTTTCGGGATACAGTCGATAAAGCAGTACCTGAGTTTCAACAAAAACTTGGGTTACGAGTGCATCAATCTAATCTATGCTCGGAAATTACTTTACCTACAAATGAAGAGAGAACAGCAGTATGTTGTCTATCAAGTGTAAATCTGGAAGAATTTGACGAGTGGAAAAACAACGACCAATTTATACCAGACTTAGTAAGAATGCTCGATAATGTTCTCACCCACTTTATTAAGAGCGCTCCTCCACAGCTATGGAAAGCGTCCTTTAGTGCGGAAAATGAAAGAAGTATTGGCCTAGGTGCTATGGGGTTTCATGCCTACTTACAAAGGCAGAATATACCTTTTGAAAGCGCAATGGCAAAAGGAAAGAACATGACTATGTTCAAGAGAATTAAAGAAGAGGCTGTAAATGAAACAAAACGACTCGCCATCGAACGAGGAGAGTGTCCTGATGGAGAGGGCCATGGTGTCCGTAATGCACATCTGCTGGCCGTTGCTCCTAATGCCTCTAGTAGTATTATATGTGGGAATACATCTCCTTCTATTGAGCCATATCGTGCTAATGCTTTTACTCAAAAAACTAAAAGCGGTAGCAGTTTACTTAAAAACGAATATCTTGAAAATCTTCTACAAGAGCTAAATCAAGATACTGAAGAAGTTTGGAAAAGTATTACTACGAACGGAGGCTCTGTGCAGCATCTAGAATTTCTAGATGATTGGACTAAAGATGTTTTTAAAACAGCAGTAGAGATAGACCAGAAGTGGATTATTGATCTTGCAGCCGATAGGCAGGAGTTTATATGTCAGAGTCAGTCATTAAACGTATTCTTTCCTGCAAATGTATCCAAGCAAGAACTACACGCTATTCATATGATGGCATGGAAAAGAGGTGTAAAGACTCTTTACTATCTCAGAAGTGAAGCGTACAAAAGAGCAGAAAATGTATCTGATGAGGCTCTTCGTCAGTATATATTTGATAGCTTAGATGATGAAGGATGTCTAGCTTGTGAGGGCTAAGGCTTGGATTATCTGGAAGTATACAATAGGAAGTTTCTCGGATGAAAAAACAGAGGAATATGATAATATAGTAGCTATAATAAGAACAGCTATTGTATTTGTAAATTTTTTAACGTGTTTTTTCATCATGACAAATGTAGTACACAACTGGTAACAGTTTAGGAGAATATAATGAGTTTATTAGAAGAAAGGTCTTACTATAAGCCTTTTAATTATCCTTGGGCATTTGAGCACTATAAAACTCAACAGCACATGCATTGGTTGCCGGATGAAGTCAACTTAGCCGATGATTTAAAAGATTATAGAGAAAAATTACCTGTTGAAAGTAGAAAACTTATTAATCAAATTTTTAGGTTTTTCACCCAGGCAGATGTTGATGTATGTTGTGGATATGCAAAGCATTATCTACCTACATTTAAACAACCCGAAGTACGAATGATGCTATCAGCTTTTGCAGCTATGGAAGCGGTTCATCAAGAAGCATATTCTTTGCTTCTTGAAACTCTAGGTTTCGGAGACGACGAATACCAAAAGTTTTTTGAACATAAAGCTATGCTGGACAAGCATGAACATCTAAGTAACTTCGGAATGGATACCCCTATAGATATTGCTAAAACAATGGCTATCTACTCAGGGTTTACCGAGGGAGTTCAGTTATTTAGTAGTTTTGCTATTTTGCTAAACTTTCCTCGCCATAACTTAATGAAAGGCATGGGACAAATTGTAACATGGTCAATACGAGATGAAACTCTTCATGTAGAAGGAATGTCTCAGTTGTTTAGAACTTTCATTCAAGAAAACCCAGACTTATGGAATGATGATTTAAAATATGAAATTTATTGTGCAGCAGAGCGCACAGTAGATCTAGAAGACGCTTTTATTGACTTGTGTTTTGAAGACGCGGTAGTCCCAGGCCTAACACCGGACGAAGTAAAAAGCTATATTCGATATATTGCAGATCGTAGACTATTAGGTTTGGGTATGAAAAAAATCTTTTCCAGCAAAGATAATCCTTTACCCTGGTTAGATTTTATGTTAAACGGAGTTGAGCATGCTAATTTCTTTGAGAATAGAGCAACAGAGTACTCTAGAGCAAGCACAACTGGAAACTGGCAAGACATTTTTAAATAAGGAAAAAATATGACAGATCTACAAGCGGTACCTAAAGTACCAGAAGGGGAAGAGCCAGAATCAATTAATATTGATGGAACTCCCCATAAAATCGCAGATTTATCAGAGTTGGCTAAGTATTACATTAGTCACCTGCAATCTGTTGCCGCTAAAATTCAGAACTTAAAGTTTGAAATTACTCAATATGAAGTAACAAATAATGGGTTTATGGAGCTACTCCGAAAGGAGATTGCGGAACCAAAAACAGAAGAAGCCCCTCCAGAGGCTGTTGTTAATTAAACTAAAGGGGCGCAAGCCCCTTTTTTAATTATGTATAAAAAGCATTTCTATATCTTCCTAAATCCCAAGGATCTATAGTAGTTCCAACTGGGTCAAAGCCCATAGGTCTAGCCGTAGCAGCTGTCTCATTTTCTCCTATATAGATTTCACCAAATTCACAATCTTCTTGAGAAAAAGCCGCAAAACCATAAGGAGCTGCAGGATACCAAACACTGCTACTATTTACTGTGAAAGATATTTCGTCACCTAAAGTAGAGGAGTTCATAGCGGTGGATCTACAAGTAAAAGTACGACTTAAATTACCCATTCCATCATCATCTATAGAACTAATAACCTCAATAACAGTACCATTAGTGTAATTCGACCAAGAACTCGGGGTGGCGTAGTTATAAGTACCCACAGCCTTAGCACTATACCCACTAGAACTCCCTCTGAAATTTTCAACAATAGACCAGGCATCTAATCCTCCCAGATCGCTATTAGACCTCTGAGCATAAAGAGTATATTCAGTAGTACCATCAGTTCTCCATGCAAGAATAACCCCTATAGAATCGTTATCGCTGGAAGTTGAAGTTATCTTAGTTCGTATATAATACTTTTGCTGTGCCTGACTATCAGGAGATACAAAACCTATTAGGCCAGCGCTATTTGTAGGTTGAGTAATTCCAATACCACTTGGAGCGGCATCCCAACCGCTTGCTTGGCCAACTAAACTAGGGTCTGAACTAAAAGCAGATTGATAACTACCAGTACGATGATCAAATCTTCTCCAATTATTAACCATATCCGACGTTCCAGCTGCAGTCAAAGAGCCTCCTGCATAATAATAATCGGGTGTAAGATTTATGCCCCTTCTAATATGTGGGAATACACCTCCTTCTATATCAAATCCTGAACTAATAGCGGCATCATAAGTTGCCCCTCGGGTTATATTGTAAATACCTCTTAGGTTTAAGTCAACGCTGTCCGATCCATTTCCACTAGTCTTCGGTATATTCGGCATCTTTACCCTCCAAACGTCTTACTTTTTTCTCGAGATCCTTAATTGCTTCGATGAGCAAAGGTACAAGCCCTTCGTATCGTACTGCTAGAGTACCATCCTTACGGGTACTTACTACTTCGGGTAAGACTTTTTCTACTTCCTGTGCGATAATTCCAACGTCTCTCTTTTTAACAAAGTAGCCGTCTTCCCCGCCCCTGTCTTGAATAGTTTTATCTTTCCAATTAAAGTTAACGCCACTAATATTCATTACTTTCGAAAGGGCGTTTTCCATAGGATGAATGTCAGTTTTCATATTAATATCCGAAGACCAATACGCATAGATATTTCCTTCTGCTCTAATGTCATCTTGTGAAAAAGTAGCTGTAGAGTTTCCTACGTATAAACCTTTAGTAGCTGTTATATCCGTAGCACTAAGATCTCCCGTGGTAGTTATATTAAAAGTTTGTCCATCTAAATTTGCCCCCAGTTGAGGAGTTACATCTTCTACAATATTGCCTAAGTACGTAGTATTATCAATCGAATAAGTTCCCGCACTAGCACCCCTTACCATGAACCCTTGCGAAGTAAAGTCACCATCTACAACTACATCCGCATGAGAAGTTTCCGTAGTTAAATATGTACTATTATCATAGCTCCAAGTACCTGCAGTGTTTTTTAAAAACCCGGTACCGTCTGAAATATTACTAGTAGTGTGTGCATTAAATATTGGATCTGTTTCAGTTGTGACCCCTCCTTCGGCATCTTCAAAAGTAAAAGACCCATTACCATCAGTAGTTAACACTTGTCCACTAGTACCATCTGCCCCAACATCAGTTAAAGAAAGTAAAGTTGTAGTCAGTACTGTATCTCCAGCTAAAGCCGTTGTACTGGTAGTTCCCAATTGAAGAAGAGCTGTATCTCCAGCTAAAGCCGTACCAGCTGTAGTTCCCAATTGAAGAAGAGCTGTATCTCCAGCTAAAGCCGTACCAGCTGTAGTTCCCAATTGAAGAAGAGCTGTATCTCCAGCTAAAG